TTCCAGCCATGACCCCAAGGGTACGCCCGAAAGCCGGAAAGAGCGTAGCTGTCTCTTTGCGGGTCTTATAGCTGTCGGCCTCTTCGTTTGGCCATTTGGGCAGATACGTTTCGCCCGCATCGCGCATGGCCTGCGTGCCGCCCAGCAAGGCAGCAGCAATGGGCCAGTTGCGGCTCATCGCGACGACCTTCGGGCTTTGCTCGTTAACTTTCAAGGCCATGGGCTTACATTCTCAATGGGGTGACGGTAGCCGCGCGCTTCACAATCGGCCAGCGGTTCACAAGGAAATACCCTTGCGCATCATTCGGGTGGTCGTGTCCGGTCGTTTTGTCCGGCTCGCCGTTCTTGTCGTAGGCCTGCTGCTCGAGCGCTTCAGTCAGAACGGGACAGCGGTCCGTGTTCACCTTCCAGCGCCGCTCGCCCTTGTCGTTCAGGATCATGGCGTTAACGGCGTTAACTCGGTCCCTCACTGCTGGGTTACGCGTATCGGCGCGGATCGTGAAGCCTTTCTGCTTCAGAATCGACAGATCAGACTCAGCCGCGTTCTTGCTGCTGGTGTTCTGGCCGCTGGCATCCGGGTAGATCGTCACGGCATGGCCCTTGTCTTTGAATCGCTCCTTGAGCATTCGCGCCATCGTGGGCGTGTCGCGCACTTGGGTCAGTTCGCCTACCGTAATCGGCAGATCGTCCCGAATCACGTTGATCGTGGCAGTCATGTTCAACACGTTGAAGTCCAGGCCCACGTGCAGCGGCTCGTTCTCTGCCTCGACCGCGCTTGAGTGATTCAGGCGCCGGTCAAAGTTGGGGTAGACGCTGCCGCTGGCCAGGTTGACGAACTGGCCCCGCAAATATGCTTCGATCAGCTGCGGAGGGTAGGACTCCCGCAGCGAGTCGATGTAGTCGTCAGGTAGATTCGCCTCGTTGTCGTAGGTGCTGGCGTGGATCAGGCCGTACAGGTCGTTCAGTGCCGGCTTGTCCCGCAGCAGCTTCACAAACTGCTGGTAGACGAACTTGAAGCCTTCGGGCGTCGTCGTGACGTCGATACCGTTCTTCAGCCCGTCAACCTTGTACCTCATCCGGGCGATAATCTTGCGCCAGGCCGTGGCGGCCTTGTCAGCCTTCATCACGTCCAGTTCGTCGATCAGCGCCTTGCCGATCTTGAAGCCGACGATTTCCCCGGGCTTTTCCATAGACCGGCATAAGATCGTGCCGCGGTACTGGCGCCCAGCGAAAAGGTGAACTTCCTTATTCGTTTCGTGAATCTTGGTGCGCAAACCCCAATCGTGGGCGACTTCCTCAATCGTCGGGTAGAAAATGTCACGTATCTGGGGGTATGTTGGCGCAAAGTAGCCGGCGTTGACCTTGGGCCACTCCCAGGCATGCTGACACAGCGCGCCGCCGCCTACCCATGTCTTCCCGCTACCGAAGCCCGCAACGAACGCCCTGAATTTATGAGGCAGCGCCAGGAACTCAGCCTGAGGCCGGTTTAGGGTCGGGTTGATCGTCGTCACGGATGCGGGCGTCCTTGACGCTAATTTCTACCTTCACGGGCAATACGCTTCCCTCTCCATCGTCTGGCTCTGGCTTATCGCGCCACAAATCCGGCCGGCGATTCTTCAGCCAAAAGATCATGCTCGTCGGATCGGGCGGGTAGTGCTTCGTGATAGGGGTGATGGTCACCAGGCCCTGGTAATTGCTGATATGCACGTCCGGATGGCTATAGCCGATGGCCCTCTGAAATAGCTTGTCAGCCACCTGAGCGTCAGCCAACTGCTTGCCCTCTTTTAGGGCATGAAGAAACGCCGGATGCGCACCCTTCCAGGCGTTAATAGTCCGCTCAGTAACCCCGAAGAACTCCGCGAGTTCCTTATCGGTAGCGCCCAGACGGCATAGCTGCACCGCCTGTTCTGCAAACTCGGCTTTGTATCGTGAAGGTCTGGCCATAATGCGCCTTTGGGACGCCTATGGCGCACTCCTTTGTTTGGGCGATAAAAACCGGCTGGCTGGGCAGCAATTGGTTTGTTACGTATAGTAGCAAGCTCGCATCTCTTCGGAATCGATAGAATGGACCTTACCTACGAGAAAAAACGACGAAACTTGATGATCTCCGCATCCGCCGTCGTTGCCGCGGCGTTCCTTCAGCTTGATCGGCCTGGTGTGTTGCTGACTGCAGTGATAGGCCAATCGACCATACCTGCTGCATGGAGGGTATGGTTCGTTGTCTTGCTTGTGCTGGTATACCAAGTATGGCGTCTTGCCACTGATAAGAAAACGAAGGAGATACGCAAGGCAGCAAGCGATTTTTATCGAGGCCAATGGAGCGATATCTCCCGTAGAAAGCTCATCAGGTTAGCCTTTAAGCAGCTTCGAAATGAACGCACCCAAGACACAGGCGAGCGACGCGACGCTAGCAGTTTGAATATCAACGATCACGATCGCAAGCACCTATCATTAAGCCTGCATGAGCAGAGTGAATCAGGGCAGATTCTATCCATCACCGATCTAATGCAGAAGGAAACGCCGCTAACTTTCAGCGTGTTTATCCGCGCGGCTGGCGATAAAAGTAATCTGCCAAGAGCTACGAAGATCGGTGAGCTTGCCCTAAAGCACCCGCCTTCCCCCCTTCACAAAGCTTTATGGAAATTACGGGCCTTAGGTGCGACTTGGGTACACAGCTCGGACTCTCAGGACCTGCTTGTTCCAATGGGCTTATCCGCCCTGGCGATAATATGGTGCGCGTTGGAAATCATCAGCTCCCTCACCCCTTTGCAGCATTGGACCTAACTTACGCCTCATCCATCCCCACCCAGCCCGGTAGCTGAACGGGTCCATTTCCTTGAGCGCCAGCGCTTGGCGTCGGGCCGCCTGCCAGTTCTTTGCCTCGATCACCGCCAATACGTCACCGTGCGGCTCATCGTCGAGGATGACGCGCCTGTCGGCGTCACAGACAGACAGGCAGAAGAGCATGTCAGCCATCCCATCCTTCAATTGAAGCATCGGTATCCATGCGCCACGCTCAAAAAGGAACGGCCCCACCGTCAACAGACAGCAGACAGCAGAGCCGCGAGGTGCCGTGAGGGAACACAGCAGGAGGAGACACGGGCGCAACAAAGCAGAAAGCCCCGCACATGGCGAGGCTCGAAAACTCAGGGCGCAAGAGCCCTGCCGATATTGTGGCACTTCTCGTGGCACTTGTGGGAAAGTTCATGTGGCACTTTTTGCCAGGCGTAGGTGGCGAACCCTCCCCGGTAGGCCGCCGGCTCCACTGCCACGCTCCCATTGTCAGCCAGTGACTCGAGTACTCGCAGCACGCCATTACGAACACGTTGCCGGTCTGCTCCCTGCGCATTCGGCGCCACATACCTGACAATGTCGGCCATCCGAAACTGCCGGCCAGGGTATGGCGCCAGTAAGTCAATCACCTCGTGCGCATACTTCACAGCAGTTTCCTCCCGACCGCATCCTTGAAAAATCCCAGGTAAAGCTTGTACTCGTGCTCTGTGAGCCACACGCCAGTGACCTGACCTATCCAGCGCCGGGCGGACTCCTGGCGCGCCCGAGCGTGTAACTCCCCGAACATTGCGTTCTTCTGCGGATATTCGGCGGTGATTACCATCCCTTCGTGGTGCGGTAGGCTGCGGTGCATTTCGTCCACGATCTGCGCATGCTCGTGATTGATCGGGCGGTGATCGTCCTCCCATGACACATAGGGCGTCATATTCCCTACCGTCTCGCCCGACCAGCACCAGCGGGCCCAGTTCCAGAGAAGATCGTCGGCGGTCATCTCACGCATCAGCGCTTCCTCCCGTTGCTAAGCATGTATTTGCTGTACTGGTTGTAGTTGCCTGTACCTTTGAGGGTCTTAACCGGCGGCTGAGCGGCCTGGATGTCCGCGAGTCGCGGATGCTGTAGTGACTGGGCGATCCCGGTCCTCTGTTCTGCTTTCTGAGCCATCAGAACTCCTCCCTGATCCAGCCGCCGCCGTCTTTCTTTGGCCGGACCTTCAACGCGACGAAGCTGAATGGGTACATGTCAGCCGCCACCTTGATCTTGACGCGGGCATCGTCCTGCCAGAAACCTTTCACTTCGTGCAGCTCTATCTGGCCATCAGGCATCATCACCGCGAAGTCAGGCGTGTAGAACGTGTTGTCTGCAAGGCGAAACTTCATGCCCTCGAACTTGTGCCAAAGGATGCCACCCAGGGCCTGAAGCTGCGACAGATGAGTGGCGTAGGCCTGCTCGGTTCTGTTCATCTGTCCGGCTTTGAGCCTGCCCAGGGCCTGGGTTCGTTGTAACGCTGTCATGCCCCTCATGCTCCAGAGATCTCCTGCATAAATCGTTTTTGCTCCCAACCCATCCACGAGCGGCGCTTGTCCCTCGTATCGGCATCAGCTTCATCGAATTTGGCGCAAGTTCTCGGAAACAACGCGCTTTCGAATGCGCTGCGCCGGGGCTCGAACGCGCAGTGGCCGTAGCCCCGTTTCGCCATTAGGCCGGCATCGCGCAGGCTGAAGTGTTGGCAGTCGATGCATTGGACGGTCATGCGACCTCCAGTTCGAGCGCACGTCTGGCCATAGCGACGACAGCTGGCGAGAATCCCTTAGGCTTGGCCAGAATCTTGTGCGCCCATGCTTTCTGATCGGACTTATTGGGCATGATCGCCTTTTCGGCCAACTGTTCCACGCGCTTTCGGCCTTCCTCGTTGCTGACGATATCCTGGCCGGGTGCCGGCAGGGCCGGGGCTGGATTCGGTACATCTGCCCAACTGCCAAGTGCGAGCTGGTCCGCTAGCGCCTTCTTCCAGCGAGACTCCATGTTCTGGTAGGAAGCGCTCAGCAGGTCGTGCTGGCCCACCATGACAGCAGCGTGGTAGATGGCCGGATGGCTCCAATGGCCCTTATTTCCCTTGCGGCGCTCTTGCATGCCACGCACGGCTTCGAAGAAGGCCACGTCCGGCTCAAGATTCGGCCGGCAGGCCCGCAGGAACTCGGTCAGACTTGGTGGCCAGTCGAACATGCGACGGCAGTTCTTGATGCCCAGCGCAACATCATTGGGCGTGATGCCCTCGTCGTCAAAGGCTTCGGCCCATGCATCCTTCCAGTCTTCAATCGCCTGCTGATCGCGGAAGTTGGCTCGCCATTTGTTGGGATATGTCCCATTGAGCCTGTTGAAAAGGTGGTCGATCATGGACACACCATCAAGCTTGGGATGGGGAGTCAACCAGACGCTGGCCGGTTCAAACGTCGATAACATCTGTGCCTCCTTGGGTGGCCTGCTGACGGCTTATGCGGTTTCGGTTCACGTAGGCCAGAGGATCAAATCCCCGGGCAGAT